ACTCCCATCCAGAACGCAACGCTGCTGAGCAGCCAGGACGTTTATCATTTGTTTCGCGCTGACCGGCCCGAGCAGTTGCGTGGGATACCCTGGTTAACTCCTAGTCTGGGTATCTTTGCGCAGCTGCGTAGGTTTGTTCTCGCAACGCTGACCGCAGCCGAGACAGCCGCAGACCATGCAGCCGTTTTAGAGCAAACCGCGGTGGGCGATGATGAGGAACAGGCCGAACCCTGGGAACGGATGGAAATCGAACGCGGTGCGTTTGTAACCCTGCCAGCCGGTGCAAAGCTGAGCCAGCTAAAAGCTGAAAACCCGAACGCAACATTTGAAGGGTTTGTGACCTCGATGATACGAGAGGCGGCCCGCTGCGTTGACATGCCAGCGGTGCTAGCCATAGACGCCAGTAAATACAACTACGCCAGCGGCAGACTCGATTTACAAGCGTTTTGGCGAACTCGCAGCGCCGAGAGAGTCTTAATTTACGAACGCCAGTTTTTGGATCGCCTTTGGCAGGACTGGTTAGATGAGGCATTGTTGATACCTGGCTACCTCCCAGAAATATTTGCAGAAACCGCGATGGATTGGCGGCCCTTATGGCGCTGGACGGAAGCCGAGCACGTTGACCGAGCGAAGGAAGCCAACGGGCAGCAAATAGAGCTGGCCAACCACACAACAACCCTGGCCCGAGAGTACGCCAGGCGTGGCCTCGACTGGGAAGATGAGCTAAAGCAGCGAGCTAGGGAAATGGCACTGATGTCCGAGCTGGGCCTGACAGGTACAGCAGTGCAGCCGCCTGGCCAGCCGCAGCCGCAGCCGATGCAAGACACAGAAGATGAACCATCAGGCGAAATTGATCCTGGTGTGGGCGAGGAAAGCGACCAAGAGGACGACGCAGCCAATGAAACTTGAGTTATCAACCACTGTCACGATTCAAATGGCTCAAGGGCCTGACGGGCAACCAGGCCGACCCACAGCGAGCGTTAACGCCTATAACGGTGGCCCAGTGCGGGTCAATGGTTGGCGACATCCAGTGGTTGTTGACCTCGAAAGCCTCAATACCCCCAAAACTATTCCGCTTCTGCGTAGCCATGATGCCGAGCGAATTGTGGGACATGGATCGCCAACTATCACACCACCGAATCGACTGGACATTGCAGGCACCATCAGCGCCAGTACAGCCGATGCAGAGCAGGTGGTAAGCCTGGCCCAGGGTGGTTTCCCATGGCAGGCGAGCGTGGGAGTCGATGTGCAAGGTAAACCTCAGTTTTTGGCTGATGGCGAATCGGCAGTGGTAAATGGATCGAAAGTAAACGGCCCCGCATATGTTGTGCGAGGTGGTGAGTTGTACGAGGTAAGTTTTGTAACATTGGGGGCCGACCGCAGCACTTCCGCGGCAGTGGCCGCAGAATTTGTTGAAGGGGAAAACCAGATGGAAAACCAAGAAGAAAAGATCGAAGCAGGCGCAGACGTTCAGGCAGTTTTTGAGCGAGCCAAGTTGGAGCAAAACCGACAAAAGGCAATCGCTGCCATTGCGCAGCGAGCCATGGACGATGGCCGAGACATTTTGACCGTCGAAGCCGCAACCCGCAAAGCAATTGAAAGTGGCAACAGCCCTGACCAATTTGAATTGACCCTCATGCGAGATTTGCGACCGCTGGGCCGAGTCAGTGCCAGCAAGCCAGCAGTAAACGAAGAAGTTTTGGAAGCTGCGATTTGCTTGGCAATGGGCAATTCTTTTGACACTGAAAAGTATTACCGAGCCGACATCATTGAAGCTGCTCGCAAGAACTGGAAGCAGGGTTTGACCATTACCGAGTTTTTGCGAATTCAGGCCCGTCGCAACGGCTGGAGTGGCGAGAGCAACAAAGACGTTCGAGGTTTACTACGAGCTGCGTTTAACGTTCAGGCGTCTTCTGGCGTCAGCACTTATGACGTTGGCGGCATTCTGAGCAACGTTGCCAACAAGATGATTATGGACGCCTTCAACGCTGTTGATTCGTCTTGGCGCAGCATTGCGTTGATTACGCCAGTTTCCGACTTCAAGCAAATGAAAAGCTACAGCCTGACCGGTGACCTGGACTACGAAAAGCTGGGCCGCGGCGAGCGAATCAAACACGGTACGCTGGGCGAGCAAGAGTACACCAACCAGGCCGACACCTACGCCAAGTTCTTAGGCATCGATCGCAGGGACATTATCAACGACGACATGGGCGCGTTCAACCGCGTTCGCGCTCGATTGGGCCGCGGTGCAGCAACTAAGCTGAACAAAGTGTTCTGGACGGAGTTTATGGATAACAGTAGTTTTTTTGCCAGTGGCAACAACAACTACATTACCGGTGCCAGCACCAACCTTTCTAGTGAAGGGCTGCGAGCTGGTGCTGAAAAGTTTATGAAGCAGACTGACCCAGACGGTGAGCCACTTGGCATCGTAGCTAGATATTTGCTAGTTCCACCAGAACTGGACAGCATTGCCCGAGAGCTGTTTGTGTCCACCAATCACAACACTGGCGGAGCAGCAACGACCGAGCGCGTACCCAACGCGAACGTATTTGCCAACCGTTACATTCCGGTAACCTGTCCCTACCTGAGCAATACCACCTTCACAGGCAACAGCACCAAGGCATGGTATCTACTGGCCGATCCTGCTGACCTCCCAACCATCGAGGTTGTTTTCCTCAATGGTGTGCAGACACCGACCGTTGAAATGGCCGACGCTGATTTTGATTTGCTTGGTATTTCCATGAGGGGCTATCACGACTTCGGTGTAAATTTGATGGAAAAGCGAGGCGGGATCAAGAGCAAAGGCGAAGCCTAATGGATTTGCTTGCCGATGGTGCTGAGTGGTTGCGAACCCAGCGTAAAGCGTACATGAGCCAGAGCGTGATCTACGCCCAGGACGGTACGACCTATACGCTGACCGCAACCAAAGCAGAAACTCGATTTGAGACAGATACCGGTGATGGTGTTTTACTCAGTGGTCGGCAAGTGGACTGGTTAATCGACGCAGCAGATTTGGTAACCGGTTTTGGTGCTGGTGTGCAGCCCGAAGCCGGTGACCGAATCCAAGCGGGAACAGGAGCCGGTGCCAAGCAGTACACAGTGGTACAACTTGGCGGCGAGCCTGTTTGGCGCTGGCATGATCGCCAAGATAAGACCTACAGAATACACACAGTGGAAAGCAAAGCGGGTGCGTTTTGAGCGACTGGTTTGATTTGCGGCAGCTGGTAGCAACGCGCGTCAATGCGCTCACAGATTTTGCAACCGTTGTTAGCAACATCCCGACCATTGACCGAGCCGAGTTGACCGCGCCGAAGTTTTTAATTGTGCCAGCCGATGGCGAGGTTACTTTTCGCAACCGTGGTGACAATCCAAAAACGCTGGCGGTGTTTATTGCCCTGTTTGCGCCCCTCGGGGCCGATGCAGACGACTGGGACAATGAGGCCGATGAATACCTGACGGTGATGGAAATTGTGATCGAAAGCATGATGGCCGACGCATTCACAGGCTGGCGAGTTGTCGAGATGCAGTGGCCAACACCAATCAGCGAAGAACGCTGGCGGCAGTATTCGCAATTTACAAGCATTTTACGAGTCAGTTTTGAGGAATTGTAAACATGGATTTGCACGAGCTAGAGCAATCGTTGACGAGTCATATTAGCGGTGCCCGCAGCGCAGAATTGACCACTAAGTTTGGCCTGGTCGAACGTTTAATTGAAGCGCTGGCCGGAATGCGGGGCATGATCGCAGCGCTGGATAAGGCCGAAGTAATTAAGCTGCTTGGCGACCTATACGACAACTGGATAGCGCCACTGGATTTGCCTGGCATACCTAATCTGGTGGAGCCGCAAATTGACAAAATGCTGAGAAACGTTTTACTGGCTATTGTTGAACGTATTATCGACAGGGCCAAAGAAAATGCGGGCGAGTAACTTGGAAAAATGGTTTGATGCAATTGTGGCCGTTTTCGTGGTTTGGGTCGTCATGCTAGGCGCCTGCACGATACAGCCAGAACAGCAGCAGACGCCAGCCAGTATTTTCGTCACAGAATACGCAAAAAACATGGGAACAGCATTTGGCCTGGCAGCGGATGGAGTTGCCAATGAAAAGGTGGCGACCGATGCCGAGCTGCTGAGACTACTGCAAGAATTGACCGAGGCAGCGAGAGTGAAAGCAGCCAAGCCAGTTGATGAATACCTGGAAAAGAATTTAAGCAACGGAAAACTAAGCCAAGCCGACGCAGAAGTCTTGATGGATCTATCAAAGCAATTTGAGGCGCTCAGTGGACGATAACTTTGGTTACAGAATTGACCTGGAGCAACGCGACGAACTGGCGGCAATGTCACCAGCG